CATCGCGGATTTGATGGGTGACGGGGTTAGCCACGTTTCGCCACCCTCCACATGATCTGCCGCGGGATCTCTTTGGCGATCCAATCGCGGGCGTCCTCGACCTTTTCCTTGATCTTTCGCTCGGCAATGTCCTTGATCGGGATCTTGATTGCGCGAAGTGGCAGACGCGACGCGGCCCGGCGCTCGAAGACTTGCCAGTTCGCACCCTTGCCGGGCCGGATGAATGCGTCTCGCCAGTGGCGGCCACCGCGGGCAGTGACGCCCTTGCCGGTGCGCGCGCCTTCGTGATAGAGGTCCTTTGCTCCGAGCTTGATTGCGGGGATCGGGTTCGTGAGGATTCGCAGGGCGCCATTGAGCCGCGCCTTTGTCGCTCGCTTGATTCGCATTCGCCTGGAGACGAGACGTTGTGGCTGAATGTCGGCCTCGGATGCAATCTCCCGCTTCGCGGCGGTCCGCGCCTTGGCGAGTCCGCGGTTCATCGATGCGGAGACGGCAGCCTCGTGGACGTTGTCCATCCGCAAGAGCATGCGATTGAAGTCGCGTGTGTCCATCTTCATGGAGACGCCTCCCATCACTGCTCCTCTAGGACCAGGACGGTGATGCCCGTCCCGTCGGGTTGGATGTTGCGGACCTTGTACGTGGTGGAACCGACGACGGCCGAATCGCCGTGGGCCAAGTCGGCCGGAAGATCTGCGCTCGCACACGTCAGGCGCGGCGAGGCGCCCTCGATGTCGAAGTCCTCCGCATAGGCGGCATCGAAGATCGCGTTGAGCGAGGTGCTCTTGACCGTGACCGCCCTAGCGAAGTCGCCGGGTGCGAGGAAAACGTCCAGATCTTCCGTGAAAGGCACGGTTACCTCGTGGCTTTCTTCCCGGCGAAGTCTTCCGCTGTGATCGGGCCGCCTTTCTTCGTGGCCTTCTCGTCCTCGGCTGTGGCGTAGCGCGCCTTCTTCTTCCAGTCGCAGAAGCGGGCGAAGGCCTCCGGAACGCTGTGGATTGTGCCGGCCTTCAAAATGTCCGGGGCGCCGGGCCTCGCATTCGGTCCGAGCGTGTCTCGGAGCATGATGATTGACACCAGCTCTGGCTCGTCTTTTCCTCTGATGCCCACAGGGGTCTCCTTTCTTGTTAGGGGCGGGGGCGCCAGTCGCGCCCCCTGGGGGTTGTGAGAGGAACGGAGGTCTACAGCGTTGCGAGAATGTCCAAGCAGGCGGCGAAGCTCTCCGGATGCCGCACTGCGACGTCAACCTCGTGATGGATGGTGATTCGCACCACCCCTTCCTTGTCCTTCGAGTAGGGGTTGACGATAATTTCGATCGTGTCCCAGATGGGAATCAGCAGATCGGTGAAGTTGCCGAAGATCAGCGCCGAGAGATTGCTTCCGGTTCCGAGATCGGACGGAACGTGTGAGGTGCGCTTGCAGGGGTAGCCGTTGACCGGGGTCGCCGGACTTGTACGATCCCAGATCATGTCGGATGCGCCCGTTGCAATCGTGGTCCGCTTCATCTGCCCGACAACGGCGGCGGTCGTGAGGTACATCGGGTTGCCGAGCAAGGCGTCGTCGGTGTCGACCTCGGTCTCGAGCTTGACGGGGTGCTCCCAGTAGACACCGCTACCGGAAGCCGCGACCGATCCGATCCCCGAGGTTCCGGTGATTCCCGTAGGCTCGTTGGATCCGCCACCCTCGATTGCGACGTCCTCGATCTTGTCCGCAACAGCGCGCAAGAGATCAACGCGCACGAGGTTTTCGAGCGACGGGTTGAACTGGATCAGTGCCTTGCGCGCCATCTCCGTCCAGGCACCCAAGCCCTTGGGCTGCATGAGGACCTGATCGAACGTGGTCGTGCTCTCGGATGCCGCGCCCGTCTCGGTCTTGAAGGCGGCGGATGCCCCACCACTGCGGCGAGGAATCAGAAGGTCCCCGGTCTGCCCCGGGAGAATCGTTGCGGCGGCCGTTGTGGGCGTGGCCGCGCGAAGCAGTTCGATGAAGTTCGCGGCGTCGTGAATGGTGGGCTTCAGGTCCGCACCTTCCGTCGCCGTCGTGATCTCGGCTCGCTTGGCAAAGGGGTAGTTGCCGGCGCGGGGATTCAGGTAGGCGGCACGGTAGAGCACGTCAGGCGGAACGACCCGCCCCTCTGAGCCTTCCCTGCCGATCTCTTTCGCCCACGAGTCGCAGGCGTCAAGTTCCCCGGCGGCGGCCTCGCGGAGCCTCCCGTTGCTGGGATCAACGAGGTGGCGAACGAGCTTGAAGATGCTGAAACCGTCCAGCTCCCTCTTGCTCATTCCGAGTGCGCGCTGCTTGTCGTCGGGTGGCGCGTCGGGGTTGATGATCTTCGTCCCGCGCTTGTCGAGCTCTTCCATCGCGAGCTTGCGGAAGTCGTCAAGCGAGGTTCCGGTTTCGATGGCCTTGTCGGCCAGCTCATCCATCTTCCATCGGTGGCCGATGTCGGCGATCTGGCGGATTCGCGTACGTTCGGTGTCGCGAACTTCAACAACGTTGATCGCCGGTGTCGGCGTCGGGACCGAAGGCGGGGCTGGCGGCGTTGCCGTGGCCGTCGCCCTCCGGTCCGCAGAGCAGGTGCACTGATCGACAGGCATCCCACAGACCGTGCAGGTCTCCATGGCTCTTTCCTCCTTGACAGGGTGCCGCCGCTTGGCTCCGTCGCCGTCGCCGACTGCGCTTCCCTTCCGCATGAATCCCACGGTTGGATCAGCTCCGGCGTAGACGCTGGATACCTCTAGTGGTTCCCAGTCTGTTACCCGGTAAATGTCCGGGCCGTCCTTGCTCTCCTCTTCGAGTACGACCCGGTGGATCTGATACCCGATCGAGGTGTATTTGCGGATTCCGTCGACGACGTCGCGAAAGACTTCCTCCGCTTGCACGTTCCGGCTGAAACGTGCAACTCCGACTCCTCTGCGGTCGACGATGCGGGCGCCTTCTACAATGCCCCTGATCTTTGAGTCATCGTGATCGTCGAGAAGTGAAATGCCTTCTTTGAGGCGGTCGGTGCGAATCGACCCGCGCTTGTGGTCGAGAATCTCCAGACCCCACCAGCGAACGACCGGAGTCTCTGAGGAGAACGAAAGTGGGATTGTCCGTTTGTCTTCGTTGATCTCCCCGAGGTCGCGAAGCTCCGGCAGTTTGAAATCGATCTGGAATGTGGCGTGCTGGCGTATCGGCTTGCCTTCTGTGTCCATCACCCCGAGCTGTTGCATCTCGGAGCGCGTTAGCTCTTTTCCGACCTTTCCGAATGCCATGGCTAATCGTCCTCCAGTTCCTCGGGGTCCTTTTCTTTTGGGGGCTCGGGTGGGGCGGCCGCCTCTTGTGAAATCGAGATGCCGAGTTCCTCGAAGAGCTGTTCCTCAAGAGCCATCTCCCTGAGCACGTCCTCGGGATCGTCCTGGGTAATGTCGCGAATGACCGAAAATCGGGAGCGGACACGCGATTCGATCGCGGTCTTTGCGGCGAGTGCTTCCTTCTGTGGGTCAACCCATTCCCAGCGGCGGGGGCGCCATCGGACGCGGCGGAACTTCGCCTCGCGGGACGAATCAAGTGTCCCCGACCCGATCTTGAGGTTGCCGTTGAGAAGCTGCACGCTGAGCCAGTCGCGATAGATGGGATCGCAGAACGTAGAGGTCAGCCAGCCCTGAATCACTCTCCAGGTATCACGTTCATCGATGAGCGATGCGCGGATCGAGGAGAAGGTGATGCGCCCGTAGTCTTGGGCAAGAGTCGGGTAGGCGGCACAGAACCCGGCAGAGATGCCCCGGAGCATCGCCTTCTGAAACTCGGGGTACTGTGCATCCGGGTACTTCGGATCAAAGTTGTGAAAGGTTGAGCCCTCTGGAAACTGGCGGAACACGCCGGGCTCGATCTCGAAAACAACTGCGCCGTCTTCGTCCTCGCCCTCGCCCTTGAACTCCTCGCCGGTCGGGGAAGAAATGCCACCCATGAACGACGCACCGATCCGGGTGGCAACCAGGGCGGCCTCGTCGGCAGCGCCGAGCATCTTGAGGCGGTGAAGGGCGGAGTACATCCACGGACATCCGCGTGCTTGATTGGGTGACTCAATCACGAAGCCGTGAATAATCTCATCGGCGGGGATCCGCGCGTAGGAACGGCGGATGCTGTAGATCGTTCCGTCGGGCTGCTCCTCGACGTCGGTGAACCAGTAGGCG